TTTTACCTTTTTTTGCTACGCCATCAGCACTTGATTTATAAGCCATTTTATTGCTCCTTAATTAATTGTTACTGTACCTACATAACCGATTGCAAGCAAGGCATTCGGTGTTAAACCATCATCTCTTGAACCACCTACAGGTGCCCATCCCCACTGAAACACTCTGCTACCGCCTTCTGGATAACCAAAAGCATCTTGTGCATTAGTATTGTTATCTACAATTTGCAATCCACTTTGACCTGATACTAAGTAACTTACATCTGGTCTTGGATTTCTAACAGCCTGTGGATCATTAACTGGATACATACCAAGTTGCAATTGTGGTTGGTCTGGCTCCCAGCAACTAGGACATACAAGTATATTTACATTTTTAGTCTTTATTGTAAGACTACGCAATTGCTTTAACTTAAATCTAAATCCACAACGGTCACATTCCGCAATACTGTGTTTAGCTGATGCAAAATTAGATGCCATATTTACCTCACATAGCTCATGTTACGTGGCACTATCCGCAACGGTGCTTTTTCTCTATCTTCTTGAGCAGCTAAATCAAACTGTTCATTATAGTCAGCTTTTAGTGTCATGCTTCTGTTTGGGTCTACACCTACTAGCTTTAAGCTTAGATAGTACGCTAATCCTGCTACCATGCATGGTATGAAGCGAAATGGAATATCTTGGACATAAACCCCTGTACCTGCATCTTGAATGCGTCTAAGGCGGTAATACACAAATGTATATTGGTCTCCCGGTGCGTTAGGTGTTGGCCATATATTAATTGATGGTAAATTCTGTATGGTAAGAACATCACTTACTGCATGAGTAGTTGCTGTTGTTCCGTTTTGTCCACGAGCGCAATTAATTAATTGATTGCCAGATACATTAGGATAGCTAATTGTTTCATTACCTATTTTAACAAACCCAGCTGTTGCTAAATTTGATGCATTGCTTACTGTAATCGTAGTATCTGTAGCTGAAACTATTGATGCAACAGTAACAGTTGATACTGATGATTGTCCTGACTGGCGATTAATCCATACTTGAATAGGACGGCCTTGCGTTAATTTGTTCGGGATAGTCATATATGTTGGTTCTGATATACGACTAATGGTAATGTCTATTTGATTAGTTGTGCCGTTGTTCTGACGGATAGTGCTATCCATTAAATCAATAGTATCTAATGGCAAAGGATAGATAGCTTGACCAGTAACCAATGGTATCTGACCTTGCTCTACTGTCCATAGGTTTATGCCTTTGTTTGCCCACTCAATTGTAAGCAAGTTAAGGCTACGTCTGGCAGTACGAAAATCATACCCAGTGCGCAATTCAGCACCACACCTCTCAAATGCCTCTTCTATAAGGTCATTGATATCAAGGTTAAACGTACTGGTGCCTGTTGTACTCATTTAGTTTCCTTTGGTACTGCTCCGCCTTGTGAGTATAAAGCCACATCTTGAGGCTTATCTTTGCGTTTAATAATCTTTTTAGTTGGCATCTTAGATGGAAGTATTGCTCCCATCCCTCTACTTGGTCTCATTTTATATGCCCTCTTGTCTTACCACGTTGAGCAATACCATCTCCACGGCTAGAAGCTGATGAACCGCCTGATGACATGCATTTAACCTTACCGCCTTTTTTCATGCCCATAGGGTTAGATGTACTAAATCTAGAGTTATCAGATGCAGGTCTTGCAGGTGCATTATATGAACGCTCTTCTACAGGTGCTGGTTTATAAGTACCCATATCTGCACCAATGACTTCTGGGTTTGTTCTGTCTACTGAACCAAAGTTTCCTACAGACGGTGTATCTACAGCCGGTGTTTCTACACTAATCTTTTCTTTAGTTACTTTAGTTGGAGTAGATTTTTTAGCATCAGATTTAAAGTTAGCTATACGAGCTTCATTATCTTTCATCCATTGAGGCTTATTAAGTCTATCTGCAGCGGCATAAGCATCTTTTAGTTTAGATGCCCTTACAATCTCTTCAGACTCTTTTCTTTTGGCATATTTAGAATCTAAAGCTCGTTTACCAGCCTCAAATTTAGCATCAGCTTTAGCTTTAGCATCAGCTTCTTTAGCAGCTTTATATTCTGCCCATATATCTCTAGCCATAATTAAACCATCCTTCCTCTAGTTTTACCTTTAGTAGCACATCCGTCCGCACGAGATGAAGCTGTACCGCCTTTAGCCATTTTTTTGATACTACCACCATGATTTTTATTTACCATGCTTTTAAGGGCCTCTCCTAGCGTATCTAACGGACTGTAATCTTCTTTGTCCTGTTTAATTGCGCTATCGTACATCTGTTCTTTTTTTACAAAAGCTTCAGGGTCTTTCTTGTACTCATTAGATAACTGCTTATCTTCAACTTGTTTTTTAGTTGGCAAAACACCTTTAGGATATTTTTTATCATGGGCTTCTTTTTCATAGTCGCCCGTAGTTTTCCATTTTGCCGATGCAAAATCCTTGTGAGCTTTATCTAATGCAGTAGCCATTATACAAACCGTCCTTTTGTTTTACCTTTAGTTGCACAGCCGTCCGCAGCTGCAACATAGCCGCCTGCTCTCATTGTGGCACAGCCGCCTTTTTTAAGGCCTTTCATATCTGTTTTTTTGCCACCATGCATTTGGTCATCATGCATTTTTACTGCTTTTTTAATCATAGTCTTATCTTGCGCCATGTCCATTTTCATATCTTCTTTCATATCTGATTTAGCCATCATAATTCCTTTATTAACATTTCCATCGTTTTAAAGATGCTGCTTTACGTGTAGGATTCCCATCGTCATCTTTCATAGGACCCGGCATACCTGACATACGAGCGCAGAAAGATTTCTTACGAGGACCACCTTCTGGCTGTGGAGCTTTTAAATTAGACCCTGTTGCTGAATTATACTTTGCACGACCTTTGGCTGTAAGACCAGCACCTTTTGATACTGGAAGCTTTTCACCACGGCCTACTGATAAAGCAGGTCCACCATCTTTATGACCAATGTATTTGTTAAGACTAGCATTAGGCATTTGTATAGCACCATGATGTGTTTTTTGCTTGTTAATGCTTGGCAGTTTACCACCTTTTTTAAACGTCTTACCTTTATCAGCTTTAGCAAAATCCTTACCAACAGATTGTGGAACGCCAGCTTTTTTAGCAAACTCTGGTGAGTGAGCTATAGCTTCCATAAAGTTATGTTGTTTTTTGGATTTGCTAGGCATTATTTTGTCCAATCCCAATGTGCGTTAAAGTACTGTAATAAATATACACCAGCTGCGCCAAGCATTGTTACTATTAGCCCAGTTAGTGTTTTATCAATAACCGCTTGCCTAAAGGCATCACGTTTAGCTTCTGCTTTAATTGCTAATCTAACCCAAGTAATTTCTTCTGGTGTTAGTGGATGCTCTAGGGATACTTGGATTATCGTTTCTTTAATAGTAGCTTGGATAAGCGCTAACATTTCAGAATTGTTCACTCTTCTTTCTTCGCCTGAGTACATATCATTCCTAACCGAACATTAATGTACTAAAAGTTACATTAGTTAAAGTAACAATACCGATATCTGTAAGTGCTGAACTGCCACCCACTAAAATACCCTCTCCTGCAAATAGCACATTGTTTTGTGCTGTTGCACTTGCTGGGGTATCTATCTGAACTAATAACTTACCAGTAGATGCATTGTTAAGATTTACTTTAACAGAACCTGCAGTAGCTGTACCTACATAGTAAATGCTTTTAATACGGCTACGTTTAATTGCTGCACTTGTACCTAGAACGCCAATTGATAAGTCACCAGTAGTTGCCCCACTAGGAGTAATGCTAGTAATAGTATCAAAGTAGTTAGCTGAATATACTGTGGTTGCGTTTGGACCTGTCACTACTTCTGTAGTAACTACCCCAGTAGCTGTACCCATTGCATGACCAACGATAGTGAACGTTCTTCCGCTACTATTCCCAACAGTTGTTATTGATACTTTATACCCAACACCATTTGGTCCTGCAGTTGACTGTAACAATGTCAGTGCTGTAGAACCAGCTGAAGCTGCTGCCGCTCTGTAATAAACAGCATTAGTAGTAGGACTTATTGAGTAAATATCCGTTTGCATAGACATAATTAATCTCCTTAGATTAGAGCGTTAATTAAGCTGTACGAGTAAATGTATAGGCAGTTGCACTTGAAAACATTAGCGTAAAGCGAGCTTGACCTGTAACGCCTGATGGTACTGTTAGTAAACCAGCACTTGCGCCAACAGCGGCAGCTAAAGCAGATAAAATGCCATTTACAGCTACTGCCATAGTTACAGTGCTTGCGCCTGCTGTATTATCAATATACAAATCTAAGATAGTACCTTGCACAGCACCGATTGCCGCACCAAGTAAAGTACCTGTAGGAAGTGTAATTGTTGTTGGAGCCGCTGATGTAGAAGTAATATAACCTTTAGCTACTTGTGCTGCAGTTGCAGTTGCTGTTGCATTAATTGCTACTGGGGTGTGTGTAACAATACCAACTGCAGTACTTCCTACTACGTTGCCTGTTACATTTCCTGTAACTGAACCAATAAAGCCATTTGTAGATGTGACTGGACCCGAAAAGGTGGTTGATGCCATGATGATTCTCCATATAGAGTAAGCTTAATAGTCTTATATGCGTCTGCCGGGGCAGTCTATTAAGCCGGATAAATCCCGGTTGATATGGTATTTATACTACTTGTTTATATGTGTGTCAACATAAATTAGGCGTAGATTTGGTAGTTATTACATGTAACGCAGAAAGCCGAAAAACTCGTTACTTACTACATCCTCTAGTGTCGGCTTAACCGCCTATAAAAAAAGCCCACCGAAGCGGGCTTTCTTAACTTGCTAACGCTAATTAAGCGCCTTGTGAACCATACATACCCAATGGGTCAGAGAACCCAAATGAATAACGCTCACGTGATTTGTAACGCACGTTACCTGTATCAAAGTCACCGTCCATTGAGTTGCTTAATGGAGTACGAACAAAGTGCTTCATACCATTAGGAACATCAGTAGTTAGGAACCATGCATTTGTGTCGGTCAAGAAGTGGTTAATTGCGTAACCTTCTGGGATTGAACCGTTGTTTTTCAATGCATTGATATCATTGTCAGCAGTACCTACACGTAACTCTGTTTCCAACAAGCGTGTTGCAACGAATTGCAATGCTGGTGGAACGATAAGTTTTTTAGGTTTTGCCGCAATTAACAGACCACGTTCATCAGTCCATGCTGCGATCTGAATAACAGCCGCTTCTAATGAAGTTTCGTTTAAATCCGCTGGGGTTGATGGAATGTTACTGTTTACACCACCACTTACCAAAGTATGAGATGCAGAGAATAACGCTGCGCCATCACCACCCGGATAAGATGTGCTAAAGCCATTGTTTAATACAGCAGCAGCTTTAACTTGTTTAGTGTATGCCATAGCACGAGCTAAGCCTTTAGTGTAACGAGCAGATAATGAATCATACAAGTTATCCTCAATAGCTTCTTCAGTTAAGCTGAAGCCAAGGGCGATAGTTTCGTGGTTGTAGCGAGCAGTCCAAGCTTCTTGTGCATTGTCATAAGCGATGGCAGAGCCTTCGTTTTTAACAGGTGCAGCTGAGAAACCAGACAACTTTGTTTCTTCTTCAAATGAACGTTCTGAAGTCTCTGTTTCGTAGATTTCAGTATGCTCTTGACCGTAACGAGAATACTCTAAGCCGAACAATGCGTTCAAGCCCGGTAGTAACTCTTTAAGTAGTTGTGAACGTGAAATAGCCATGATTTAATCCCCTTAAGCGTATGCCAAACCAGTGGCGTTGTTATATTGATGAATACCAAAGTTGATTTTAACAATCACTTCACTATAGGTAGTCGCTGAAGGTGCTGTTGCTGGAACAACGTCAATAACACGTACTGGGAAGGTATTAGTAGCAGCAGGTGAAGTACTCAATACAGAGTAGCTTGAATTACCTGAAGTAGTTGAACCCGCAGTTGCTAAGATTGACATGTTAGTGCCAATAGCATTCTTTGTTACTGTTGCCATTGTAGTACCTACTGAACAAACAGCTACTTGGAACAATGTATCAGGGTCATCTGCAACCACTGCATAAATTTTTGTACCTGTAGCAATAGCTTGGCTTGCTGGGTAATACTGTTGTTGTTGAATTTGACCTGTTGAAGCGTTAGTAAATTGAACACCTAAAAACACGCCACAAGGGGTATTAGCCACTGTGCCTGTATCTTTTTCAATAGTGCCACCGATAACACGTTTAACAAAATCACCGTAAAAAATATTAGCGTTGTAGCCTGATGCAATTTCCATCAAACGTGTAGCGCCTGCGAACACTTGACCACCGATTAAGTTAATCGGTTTTAGGCCATATGGCGCTGAAACTGTTGGATAAGCCATTTAAGACTCCTTTATTAATTAAATTTATGAACCTTTACCAAAGCTACTTGAAGATTTACTCTCTTTAAAGAGTGGCATCCGTGGGTCACTTTGACGCATAAGATTATTATCTACAGCCTCTGTTTGGTCTTGTGTTGTTTTAGCGTAATGAGCATTACGTTGTTCAACAAATTCCTTTGGAGTCTTGCATAACAATAACCCGCCAACCTCAATGTTGTCTTTAAAACGACTTGTTGGGTCAACTAACAGTAAAAATTTAGGTTGTTCTTCAACCTTAACTGGTTCCCATCCTTCTCTGAGCTTGGCAGACAAGTTACGTGGATCAGCGTTATTCAATGTAGAAACTCGTATCCACCTGTAAGCATAACCTTCTTGCTTATCTGGCTCTGGCAACAACTCTGGAGCTGTCCACTGTTTAGGACGTTCAGTTTGTTGACGGTTACTAATTTCTCTAGGTGTTCTATTATCGGTCATTTTGGGACTCCAATTTTGTTAATTCACGAGCATACTGCTCTGGTGTTAAGTTAAATTTTTTCGCCAACTGTACTTGAGTTGGTGTAAGCCGTATCTTCTTTGGAGATGTGCTTCTGGTTGCCGGAGCTACTACATTGCTCGGTCTTTTTGCAGAAGGTTTGACTTCTGGCTCTGATGTTTCATCATCAAATTTTTCAGGAAAACGCTGACGCATTTCTGTGTCAATGACGTTGAAATAATGTTCAGAGCCTAGTGCTACTCCCTGCCGTTCCAATCGTCTATGGATACCCATTGCTAGGTAACTCATATCATCATCCGAACCATACCAGCTGTTTTTGTCCAGCCACTCTTGAGTTTTGGGTTCAAGGCGTTGTGTCGGTTGTTGTATTTGTACATTAGATTCTTGTTGTTGTAAAGTCTCATTTGCAAATTCAGGACGATAATCCTCAATTTGTTTAGCTTTCATCTTTACTTCAATAAGTTTTTCCTGTGCTTCGCCTAATCTATCAGAGTCGCCAGAGTCGTAAGCTTCTTTATACTCACGTTTAGCATCATCTAATTCACGAACCATATTTTCCTTATAGTTATTAACTAAAGTCTGTTCGCCAGTAGATAATCGTCCTTTAAGGTTTTTGTTCTCATTAACAAGCTGTTGAGCTACACGCAAAGCTTCTTGCTGTTCTCGTAAGGCTTCTTCTTTGGCTCTGCGTTCATCATGCATAACCTTCTTCATTTGAAGTAAGCGTTCTTTTGCTTTACCTGTGTATGCTTCTAGATCATCGTTATCAATTTCATCAACAATGTTTTTTGGCATAGGTGTTGCATTTTTCCTATCCTCTTCAGGTACATCATCAACAATTTCAATTTCAATTTCTTCTACTGCATCTGGTTCTTCATCTGGGAATTTAAATTTATTTGAATCTAATGCCATTTTGTGGCCTCCTTATACTCTTGAAATACCACGAGGGTCTAAAACTACAGCCTCAACAGTATCATCGTTAATCATTCTAAATTCACGACCATGAATTTTTAGTCGTGTGCCAGTGTGTGGTCTAGCTAAAATAAAATCACCTGCTTTGCACCATGGTCCTGATGGAAATCTAGTTTTGTCTTGATAACAATCTGGTCCAAGTTTTACTACAAAAAACACGGTTGATAGAACTTCTTCATTGCGCATTGTTTCATCTGCTTTAGCCAGTCCACTATCAAACTGTTTATCAGACTCTGGAATAGCGCATAAGATATGATATCCAGATGGTTCAGGCAGTTGTGTTGCCTTTTCTTCACTTGTTGCTTCTGTTTTGTAAGAGCCTACTATTTGTGGATTATTGGGGTTTGAACCAATAAGTATCTCAGTCATCTGACTTCTCCATTCGTTGTTTGAGGTCTGTAATTGTTAAACATGCAGACTCAAGACCTCGTATTTGCCCACATGTATATTTGTATTCATCATAACTAACACAGTTTCCCGCACTGATTGCCTTTGATAGCATAGCAATGCGTTCCTTGTATTCATTTAATAGATAGTCTATTTCATTCATTCTTTACTCCCTGTTTGAGGTTTGTTTGATTGAGCTAGTGCTTGTCCTACTTTTAATCCTTCTTGAAGCTTTCTAAACTCCATTTCATCTTTTTCTTTAGCTACTTTTGCACCTATCTGTGCGCCAGCAATACGTTCTGCAGATTTAATACGCTCTTCATCAATAGCAATTTGGTCTGCTTTAGCCGCTGCATCCATAAGGTCTTTCTTAGATTTACGTTCTTCTTCAGCTTTCTTAAGTTCAAGTTCTTTAGCTTGCATTTGGATAACTGGGTCTTGTGCCGCTTGTTGAGCTTGTTGAGCCGCAACTTCTGTTTTATTGCGATTTAACAATGCATCAGATGCTTTAGCCGCCATGATAGATATTTGAACTTCCATATCTTTAGGTATGCCTTCATCCTCTTCACCAGTTGGCAATGGAATACCAAGAATCTCTTCCATCTGTTTACGATACTCAAAGGCTAAATGCTCACTAATATGAGCCATTGCCGCTGCACCAATTGCTTGAGCTTGTGGATTTTGGCCAATAAGTGCCGCAAGTTTAGGGTCTTGCATGGCGTTCATATGTACTTGGATATGAGACTGATGATCTTGATATAGGAAAGCTTTAACAGGCTTCATGTTAATAAGATTCATGTTCTCTGTTACAGGGTCCATTGGCATTTGGTCATCTTCAACCGGCACCAACTTCTTAGCATTCTTAATACCTAATACCTCTAGCATCTGGCGATGTAACAGTGCCATGTTGTAAAGTTGTGGTGCTTGTTGTGATAACTGCAATACAGCTTGATACTGAACTACCTTTTGGCTCATTGTTGCTGCATTAGGGTCAGATACAGGAATAACGTCTACATTGTCATAATCTGATTGTTTAGCAAACCTTCCGCCTTCATCTGGCTCATAGCTGTACTCTTCTGGCGTGTAGTCACGGATAATATCTCTGATTAAACACAGTTCTTGTTTCAATGAATAATGAACACGGGCTTGAACAGCTGACATTACTTTAAGAGTGCGTTCAAGAATTGCAAGAGTTGTTCCAACAGGGCTATTAGCAGACATATCAGATATTTGTAAGTCGGCAGCTGATGCAAAGCGTCTTCCTTCCTCTACGATTGTACCTAATAGGCTGTATAAAACTTGGCTAGGCTCTTTGTATGGCAGAGGCATAATATTGTCTCTAAGAGCGCCACTAGGAACGTCAACATCACGGAACTCGCCCGGTGCGATTGGAGTATCATCACCTTTAACACGTAAGCCACGAGTCTTGAAACCGCCCGGCAAGTTAGATAAAGTACCTGCATCCACTAACTGACGGATAATAGATGTACCTGATTTGGCAAAAGCACCTACAAGGTGGATTAAACCAAAGCAATAAAAACCAAAGCCGGGGACATAGCCATAATGAACAAAATGATTACGTTTTTGATTAGTTTTATCTTCAGGTCGCCAGTTTCTGCGAATAGAAAGGACATTTACAGTACCTTTTTCTATAGTCACTATATAAGGTAAGGCAATACCTGTTTTGTTACCGTCTTTATCTTTATGTTCAAAGCCAGCAAGGTTCAAGTTGACTTGTATTTCTAATAATTTATAGCGATCATCAGAAGTTGCGCTAAAACCCATCTTTTCTGCAATTTTTTTCTCTACTTCATCAAATGCAGTGGATGGTTCACCTAAATCAATGTCACGATAAAAGCCATCTATCTGTAATCGTCTTAATTCATTCTCTGTTTTGCGCATTACGTGGGTTACACGCTCTGCAGTTTGAAGGTTTGATGCACCATATGGAACAATTAAGTCTTCAGCTGGTACAAATATTGAGGTTTGGCGGTTTAAAGCTGGGTCAAAGTACACTTTTTTAAATGCATTACCACTTAATCCTAAACCCCACGCCATTCTTTCATGCTCTGGACGGAACTCTGGCATTTTTTCCATGATTTGATAGTTCATATCTTTCTGAACTCGGTCAGCTGATGCCATTTTCTCTGGTGTTTCTTTGCCAATGACCAATGTTTTTACTGGCCCAGTAGCCGGTACAGTTTCCATGACAGTTTCTGCTTGGAATTTAACCAAAGCTTCACTTAATAATGGATGATAAACGCCACATGCACCTTCCCAAGGCTCTGAACGCTCTTCAATTTTCATGCCAAGTAGCTCAAGCCCATCTACATAGGTCTGTATCCAGTCTTTTCTTGAGTTAATGTCATTTTCAACGTCATCTATAAGCTCATTACAGATAGTTAGTAGTTCTTTTTCGTCAATATACTCTGCTAGATTGGCATCAAAATCGTCAGGACCTTCGCTTTCAGGCTCTAATACAATCTCTAATCCATCAATAGTAACCGAATCTGGATTTTCTATTTCAATTTCCAGAGGTTCTTGTGCTTGAGATATTGCTTCTAATCCCATTGGTGCTTGGTATAACGATTTATCCATTGCCATAATAATTTCCTTTTAGTAATAGGCTGCTTTACGTTTTGATTTAAAGTATTTCACTTCATCTTCTTCATCCGTATCTAGCCGTATAAAGCCGCCTTTTCTAAAGCGGATTAAAGCTTGCGTTGTAGAGTCAACTAAGTCATCGTGATCTGAATTAGGAAAAGCGGCAAGTTCTTCAATAACTTCTTCAGCCCATCTTTTACGTGGTGCCCACACTTTTCCTGATGCAAACATATCAGCAACAGAGTTTACTCTTGAAATCTTATCATTTCCACGGGTAGGTGTATATTCTTGTACTGGGATACCCATTCTTCTAAGTTCAAACACTAATGGCGCACCTGAAGCTTTAGCTTCTACTACACAAGCGTCTGGCTCCCATTCTGTATACATATCCATAGCTCGTTTTTTAAGTTCTGGAAACTCTAGCCGTTCTTTTAATGCATCTAATAAAATAATATTAGCATCATTTGGGTTTTCGTTAATATAAAACACTCCCCATGTAGTACATGCTGAATAGTCAGATCGCTCGTTTTTAGTAAAAGCTGTATCCCATGACTGTATAATAAACTCACATGGCGGTGGTCTGTCCTCTTCCCATACCTTCCACCACTCTCGTTTAACAATTGCACCTTCTTCAGATGTAGGGTCTTGTTGATACTGTGCTTGCCACTTAGATAAAGGTAATTCATTCCTTAACTTCAGCAACTCGTCTAAAGGCCAGAACTCAGGCCACAAAGGTTTATCATTCGGCATAAGGGCTGGTAGCTCAATGACCTCCCATTCATCCCCATCTCGTTCAATCATACTTTGCAACACACGACCCGTTAAGTCTCTTTTACCCCATCGGGTCATAACAATAACAATAGAGCCACCGGGTTGAAGCCGTTGCCTAGGTCCAGAGGTAAACCACTCATGCACCTTATCATAAATAGTCGGGTCATTTTGAGCTAGTGCTGCTTCTTGCTCACTATGGGGGTCATCAATGATAAGTAAGTCCGCACCCTTACCCGTTACCGTTCCCCCAACACCGATAGCGAAGTATTCACCATTAGCATTAGTACTCCAACGTCCAGCCGCCTTAGAGTCAGACCTTAGTGCTACATTAGGAAACACATTCGCATAAGTCTCACCATCTACCAAGTTCCGTACCTTACGACCAAACCCAACAGCAAGCTCTGCTGTATTAGAACATTGGATAATCTTCTTATTAGGATACTTACCTAAATACCATGCCGGCAACAGATAAGAGGCAAACTCACTCTTAGTATGTCGTGGTGGCATATTAATAATTAACCGCTTTGTCTTCCCTGCCGCTATCTCTTCAAACTTCTTTGCCATCAACGCATGGTGTCTACCCAAAATAAAATTTGGCCACATTGCTTTAACAAACGACATGAAGTTCTTTTGACCCATCTCTCTTAACAGAGAAGTTTTATACTCCTCCGCTATTAACTCTATATTCTCACGATCACTTTCTGGCAAAGATTCCAAAAACTCTTCAAGTGTCATACGATATCCCTAATTCTAAGAGAAGTCGGTCTTATACTCCTAGCCTTTCCCTTAGTACCCTTACATAAGCCAATCTTAACTAAGTGCCACATCTTCCTACTTGTATTACCTCTACCACTCTCACCCGTCAAATACATCACATCATCCACACTCGGACCAAAGCCAAACTTAATCCAAAACTCTTCTATCACATGGTATATCTCTTTTTGTGCTGGGGTCATATCAACTCCGATTTTTTTAAAATATTTTTTTACTCAATTTTCATTTAAAAACATATGGGGGGGGTCTTCTAAAATCGCCACATAAAACACTTCAAAACAACCCATTTTTTACCTAAAATTCATGTTAGTGAACGCTCACTTACATCTAGGTTCACCTGACCCTAGATGTTCTGGAACTATATGATTTATATACATAATTTTTCCATTTTTTTGCATTTTTTATTTTTTCAAAATGTTAGTGGTTACTAACTTTGGATTAGCTACGGATTCATTGTGTGGAATACTATGCAAGTATGACGAGGTTGCTGCACCCAAAA